CTCGTCTGCGCGGCGTCGAACCGCGCCCGTGCGAGCGGACGGACAACCTGGATCGCCTTCTTCGGAGGCGACCAGCGGCCGGTTCGGATGAGGTTGGCAAGCCCCATTCAAGTCGTCCCCGGAGGAATGATCTTGTTGAACCGGAGCCCGCGGTGCGCGTTGCCGGCAGCCGTGGCGTTCCGACCGGCGAGGTACTTGTCGGCCTCGATCATGTCGGGGATCGATTGCGCCGTGACTTCGCCCGCGTCGGTGCGGACAGACGCCGGCCCCTGCGCCACCGTGTCGATCTTGCTGGCAAGTTCGTCGCTCATGCCTCCAAAGTCGCGGAGACGGCAACGGATCGAGAGGGGGTGTGGCTACGCCTTGTGGCGTCGCGTCACGATCACCCGCTTGCCGTCAGGGCCGGCGGGGATGCTGACCTTCTTCCGCTTCCGGAATCCGCCCTCGCTGGCGGCCGGCTCGAGGCCGGTGATCGACGCCGCAACGGCGCACCCGACGAGACAGTCCCACCAGTGATTCTCGCGGGCAACCGACTTCCACTCGTCCACGCTCCGGCCGCGGGCCTCGACACGTACCGGGAACTCGGCGACGAGGTGCTCAATCAGCATCTCGTGATTGCCGGCGTGCAGCATGATCGCTTCCGGATCGCCGAGCCCGAGCCGCAGGCGGCCCGAGACGAACGTCTTCCAGAAGTTCGTATCGTAGGCGGCTTCGATCTGCGTGCCCTCGGCGGTCTTGCCGACAAGCCAGTTCAGCCCAGCCCGATCGCCGCGATTCTTTCGCGGCCCCATCGGCGTCCCCGATGCCCCGACACCCTTGCCGCGGCTCGGCAGGATCTGTGCCGCGAACGGAGACGACCGGGCGAAGTTCCTCACGACTGCCGTCGATTGCCCCCAGTTCGCGTCCACCATGAGTTGCGAGATCCGCATCGGCACGCCGTCTTCCCGCTGCCAGTCTCGGGCCAGCAAGAGCCGCGCCGTCTCGTCCAGGCCGGCACGTAGCGCCGCCTCAAAGCCTGCCCCTGGCGATGCGAGAGCCAACGTCTTGCGAGCCGATCCGGCCTCGAAGAACGACGAGCCTTGATCCGGGTGTGCCCCGTAGGCGACGACGTGCCCGCCGAACGACTCCGACCACGACGCGACCAGCCAGTACAAAAGCCGGTCCTGCACGTCCACGAACGCGGTGAGCTTCGTGTGGCCAGCCGGCACGATCCCGCGGGCGATGTTCGTCGCTCTCAGCGGTAGCTGCCGCTTGTCGAGCTTGTCGGTGGTGATGTCGTCGGCGAGCGGGCTGTTCTGAAACTCGGCGTTGAACGCCGCTTCGCCGCGATCGATCCGGAGATTCCAGGCGTGTTGGATCGCCGACAGTTCGTCCGGGGCTTTCCGTTCTGGCCACGCCACCCGGCTTCCCTTGTCCATCGCGGCTTGCCGCTGCCGGTAGTAGTCGTCGGCCGCGCCGGTGCCGGTGCCGTCCCGCTGGCCTTCACGGCGCAGCTCGGCGTACTGGCTCCAATCGTCTTCGGCGTCTGGCCACTCGTAGACCAACTTCGTCCGCTCGCCCTGCCACGACGGGTGCTTCTGTCGGTCGAGGAGCCGGTCGGCCAGGTCGTCGGTGCGGATGACGGTGACGGTGCAGAGCCCGGCGATGCGCTTGCCGGGGCCGGCGAGGCCGAGGATCGCCCCAGACAGCGTCCGCTCGCGGGTGGCACACTGCGAGGGGCTCGCGGCCGATTCGTCGGTCTGCGGATCGTCGATCAGCACGAGGTCGGGGCGAATGGTCCTGCCGTCGGGGCGGGTGTGCCGGAGCCCTCGGATGCGGCCGGTGATGCCGGCCACGCGGACGGCGGCACCGGATGACGCCCCGCCGGGGACGGTGGCGAGCGTGATCTGATCGGAACCCCACTCGATCTTCGTTGGCTTGCCGTCGATGGTCTGGCCGCGTGCCCGCTTGTTGATGCCCTCGAGAGCGCGGATCGGAAACGTCGCCTCCGGAAAATCCGCCGCCAAGAGATCGTTCTGCTCGAGGTGCGACTTGATGCTGTCAAGCATCTGCTCGGCAATCGCTTGGTCGGAGCCGACAATGACGATGAACTGCCGATGCCCGTGCAAGACAGCCCAAATCGATGCCCACTCACACAGCGTGGTCTTGCCGGAGCCGCGCGGCATGGCAAACGCAAACAGCTCGCCGCGAAGCACAGCGCCCTCGATTTTGGAAATCGCGGTGATGTGATCGGGCGACCACTTCAGCGGAAATGATTCCGGAGCGTAAGCCTCGCAGAAAGCCTGAAAGTCTGAGCGAGTGCCGTCGCGGCGGGTCTGGTCACCGACAGCCGGCGGCTTGCCGATGTCGCGGCCGGCAGCGGAAACACGCCGAGCCCGGTCGCCGCTGCGGGCCTTGATGTCGTCGTATCGGCTGGCGTCCCGATTAGCCTTCGCGTCGTCACCGCGCCGCTTTTTGCCGTCGCCTCCGAAAAGCGTCATAGCCCTGCCGCCTCGGCAATGTTCTTGACGACCTTGCGTGCGCCCTCGAAGTCGTCGTTGTCGAGGAGTCGCCGGTAAAGCTCGCGGTAGGCAAGGAGCACCCAACCGCGAAGAGCGTCTGCGTCGGGCGTGCCCTCGCGGGCGAGGTGATCGCGGACGGCTGCGAGCGTCGCGCCGGCGTCCGCGTCTGGATACTTTGCCCGCAGCGATTCGACGACTTCGGCCTCGCTGACTCCGGAGATCAGCCACTCGACGACCGCCGCGGCGGCCGGCTGCCGGCGGGCGATGTCGTCTGGCATGGCAAAAGCTCCGGCGGCTAACGAAACTGCATTTTCTTGGCGGATCGCAGTGCCCCGATCGGGCCGAGTTACCGGGAAGGACCCGCAACAATTGCGGCCTCCGCTGTTACTGCCACAGCCAGCGCCGCCCATACGTGCGACTTCACACCATACAGCGGCCCTGGCTGTTTCTTTGTGCCCACTGGCCCGTACGTGTCCATGAGAGCCTGCCGAATGTTGGCGTCCTTCGCTCGAGGTGATCCGCAGACGTGCAGCTTTACATCCTTGCGGAAGATCAACTCGGCATCGACGCCGTGAGCCTTGGCGACCTCGACCATGCGTCCGATCTCGACGCAGGTGTTAAACACTGAAGCACCAACGGCCATGCCGTACGAGGCGATCATCTCGATGGCGATTCGTTGCTGCTTGCGTGCGTAGTAAGAAACTCGGACCCTAACGTCAAAGTTGTCAAGCCATCCTGAATCAACAACACTGCCGTCGCTCCACACGACGTACGCACTTCGCTCTGGCCCTGGGTCGATGGCAAGGATCATGCGTCACTCTCCGGCCCCGGCGGCAGCGGCATCCAGTGAGTGACTTCCCACATCGAAATCATTCCGTGCCGCTTCCACCGTGGCTGCCTGTGTCGCTCGTGCTTTGCGTAGGTGTTTATCTCGTAGGTCATCTCACAGACCCCGCCGGGCTTGCAGTAGACAAGGCAGTTGACGCGAAAATAGTTTGCCTCGTTCAGCTCAGGCAACCTCTCCCCCACCGGCACCCAACGCCGTTCCTCGACCAACTCTTCCAGCCGCGTCGCCACCTCAGCGAGACACGCGGGGATCACGCCGTCCTCGGTGTTGATCGTGCGCGACAGGATTCGCACGGCCTCGATCAGCGTTGCGTCGGGCGTTCGTCGATCACTCACGCCCCACCTCCTTCACCGCCACGCCCGCCGCTTGAGATTCCAGTTCGGCAACGCGGGCCTGGAGCGCGTCACGCTCGGCCTTTGGAACCCATGAGCAGCCTTCTAGCTCTGCAACGCGGGCCTTCGCTGTGTCACGCTCGCGGATCGCGGCGTCACGCTGCATCGACACCTGGGCGAGATCGTCGAAGTGCGTCTCCTCGACGACGCGGACGGATTCGCCGTACCTGGGATCAAAAATCGTACGCCACATGCGCCATTCACGAGCGCTCAGGGCTGCGTTGTGCGTCACCTCCAGCGTGATCCGCTCCGTGCGCAAGCCACTTTGCGGCTCGCCCGTTTCGCTCACCGGCACTGAGCGTTCAGCGGCATCGGCAAAGGGGCGGGCAATCGCCTCGGCCCGGTAGTCCGCGGCCTGTCGGTCTGATTTGGTCATGCGCACACCCTTGTTTTCGTGATCCACCGCCGATGATGCCGAAACGCTTTTCGGGATCATCGCCGGGTAACGTGCCGCCAACAGTCCCTTCCCCCAACGCCATGCCTCGACCAAAGCCTGGAGCCGCTCGACGCCTTGCTCCAGGAGATTACCGAGGACAAACCGGCAGTCCTTTTGCACATCGTCCGGCCACGACTTCACCTCGTCGCAGGCACGTTGAGCGGAAGCCTTGTCGAACCCGAACGCCAGGACAATAGCCTCGCCCAGCGTCGGCAGCGGCTCCGTCCGGTTGTCCTCGGCCGCTCGCACGGCGGCGTCGCGGGCGATGTCGTGGCACCATGCGTGGGTCATCTCACCCCTCCCGCGGCTTTGCCGCTTGAATAACGCGATCCCCTATTCAACCTTCGGCCCGGTTGCCTCACATCCCCGTCGCCTTCGTCCCCGGCTTGTAAGGACCATTGCTGTAGCCCATGTCGAGCTGCACCAGCCGCACCGTCGCGCCCCGCAACTCCGCTTGCGACAGCAGCCGCCAGGACGATCCGCTGCCGACGAACACCCAGGTGTTCGGATCGCCGGTCGGCACCGAGTCGGGATAGCCACGCCAGTCGGCGTAGCCGGGATAGGTCTGGCCGCCGAGCGTCACCGTCACCCAGCCGCGGAAGAGGCTGGTCTTCGGGATCACTGCCGGGACCGGGGACTTTTTCGGAGCCATCGCGCCCTGGCTGGACGCACCAACGAGAACCAAAGCCGCTACCGCCAAGACCGTCGAGAAAAAACGCATCAGAGAAGAATCCCTTCGAGGAAAGTCGTGGCCGCCGTCGTGACGCACCACACGAACTAGGACGCGATGAGGGGATCGAACCCTCGTTTCCCGCAAGGCGGGGTCCTGCCACTGGATGAATCGCGTCTGATCGATCACCGCTGGCTGTACCGCCGGCAGGCATACCACCGGCCATCCCGGCCCTGTGCCGTGCCCTCCTCGAGCACCGCCCCGCCGTTGTTGCAGCACGACGCGAGAGCAGCGGCCGGACTGCCACCGACGCCGACACCCTCGTAGGTCGCGCCGTGGCTGGCAGCGTGGACCATCGAGCCGGAAGCCGCCATCGACTCGGCGTGGGCCTGAGCCCCGCGGGTCACCGTCCGGGTGCTCGCCGTCGAGCAGCTCCCGCCCGTGCAGGTCGACGCCCTGGTCGTCGTCACCGAACGCTTCCAAGGGCCGGCCTGAGCCGCACCCGAGAGAACAGCCACCGCCAACATCGCCATGAGAAAACGCATATCCACCTCCGTGAGAGAGTCATCGATCCATCGATCCCGAGAACCTAACACGCCCCGGACTTGTCTCCGGCGGCCTCGACGAGAGCGCGGAGCCGGCGGATTTCGGCGGCGGCGGCTTCGACAATGTCACAGCCGATTTGGTACAGCCCGCCACCACCGCCAATCCGGCCGACCGTCAACACTTCGGACTCGTTGATCACTTGGTCGAGCCGTTCCACGATGTCCATCTCCGGCGGTGCCGGCAGCCTGGTGACCGGCTTGCCGTTCGCCGGGACGTGCGAGCCGCAGAACTGCCGTCCGTCGGCGTCTCGCCAGCGGGCCGGGGATTCACAGCGGGTGCAGGTAGTCATTTCGCCTCCTTGAGTGCTTGGAGTACCTTCTGACGCGTCAGCTCAACGCGTTCCATGTCCTCACCGCTCCACGGCGTCACCGTGCGGGCCTCAGGCTCCCTGCCGCCCCGCTTGGCCTTGGCGGCGTCGTACTGCCCGCCGAGGCACAGCGGGACGAACTTCGGCCCCACGAACTGCGGCAGCGTCACAGGATCGGAAAAGAACTTGCACCGCGGCAGCCGTGCCACCGCTTCCCGAGCCTGCTCGAGCCAGCCCGGCTCGGCCAACCGCTCTGACCAGCCGTCCGGCGGTGCCCCAGGCTTCCACGGGCGGCCCGTGCCGGCGTTCCAGAGCTTCCGGAACGCCAGCCATCCGCCGTCCGTGGCTTCCGGTTCCCCTTGCGCAGCTTCTCGCGGAGGAGGAGGATCTTCTTCTCTTCTCTTCTCTGGTCCGGCTGTTGTCCGGATCGCATCCGGACATTTGTCCGGCTTTTGTCCGGCTCGCTGCCGGACATCTCGCTTTTCGGCCTTCAAACGGCTGTCCAGTGCCCGCTGCTTCGCCGTGTCGCTGCAATGCCGGTCGAACCGGGGGAAGCACAGTCCCCCGTCTAGTTCATCCAGCCAGCCCGCCCTAACAAGGGCGGCACCGAAGCCGTCGCACCGAGTCAACCGATCCACCCACGCCAATCCGATCCCGCTGGCCTGCCCGTCCGTCGTGTGACGATCGGCCCATGACCACAGCCGGAAGCACTTCCCGAGGACCGCGTCTTCGTCGATGCCGAGGTCGGCAGCGGCCCGAATGATCGACGGGTCGTCTGCGAGGTCGTGTCGCATCTTCAGCCAGTCACCCGCCATCCGCGTCCTCCTCTCCGTTGTCGTCCGCCGCCGCCGGCGTTGCGTCCCACAGCTCCTGCAACTTCCGCCGCTCTTCCGCCAACGCCTTCCGCCTCGTCGCCAGCTCCTTTAGCAACTCAAAAGCCGCCACCGCCCCCAGCTCCTCGTTGCGGTCGAGGATCTGCCGCTTGATGCCGTCCAGCTCGTGGGCCTGGGCGAGGGCGATCAGGGCGGCGTAGTCGGCGGGGAGGGTCATGGGGCGACGGCCTCGTCTGCGAACACCCTTCCGACAGACGCCTTGAAAGCCTTCTCGTCGACCTCAAACGCAATACACCGACGCTCCTTCATCCTCGCCACCAAAGCCGTCGTGCCACCACCGCTGAATGGCTCCAAGATGAGATCGCCGACGTTGGTGAATGTGTCGATGAGCTTCTCTAAACCGTCCGCGCTCTGCTGCCATTCGTGGGCGTCTTTCTCAACCTGCTTGCCTTCGATCACGTCAACAAAGTAGCGGTCGTGAGCGCGAACCTTTTCGCCAGCCGGGACATTCTGAAAGATCAAGATCGGCTTGTACTTCGTGTTGACCTTCCGCGGATGCACCGTTGGCGTAACCGTCTGAAGAAAGACCATCTGCCAATAGAACGTGAGGCTTTCGCCGAGCCTTTCCATGCACTCGTCGAGGTGCAGCTTTCCGCTGTAGGCAATGCACAAGCCGTAAGGCTTCAGCACCCTGGCGGCCACAGAAGACAGCGACGACCAGCATCCGATGAACTCGTGCGGGTACGGCGGGTCGGTGATGATGATGTCCACCGAACCGTCGGCAATGCTCTCGCACCCTTTGACGAAGTCGTCGTGCCTGACTTCGACAAGCTCGCATTTCTGCCGACGAACGGCCTTCGATGCCTTCTCGTTCTTGATGTCTCGGAGAGCCGACTTGACGGAGGTGCAGGCATCACCCTCGTCCACGAGCTTCTGCCACACCTCGACGATCTCCTCGTCGGTGCATCCGTATGGCTTGCCCTGCTTCTTTCCCTTCTCGTAGACGCCGGGATGCTTTCCAAGCTCCACAACGTCTGCCATGCGAAGCTTTCGGCCCTTAACGGCCTCGCCGTCTCGGATGAACTCGCTTTCCCGCAGATCGTCGCGGGCAATCCCGAGAACCGATGTCAGCCGGTCGATTGATTCCGCGTAGGCTCCGCTTCGCTCAACAGTCGCCCGGCCGACGCCAAGCTCGGCGGCGACGGCTTGGCACGTAGGGCCGATCAAATCCTCATTTTGAGGATTTGATTTTCGGTCGCCTCCGGCCGCCTTCTTCCGCCCGTTGTAGACCTGGCCGATCACGTCCGCCGCGGCCTCTTTGGAAAGGTTGCGCCGGCCGAGCTGGTGCCGAAGCATCCAATCAACAACCTCCTGCCTGCCGTCGAACTCCATGCGATGGGTCTTGAATGGGATTCCGTGCTCCTCGCAGATCGACAGCCGATTGTGGCCATCAACGAGCACGTCGTCCTTCCCATCCCGCGACCAGACGACGAGAGGCTCTCGGCACCCCTCGGCAACGATGCTTGCCTCAAGAGAGGCCAACTCGCTTGGCTTGAGCCTTGGAATCCGTGCCTGAAACTCTTTGTCAATCTTCATGCTTTCACCTCTTGTTGCTGAAGCCACGCGGACACCGCATCAACGATTACGGTAGTAAAGTCGTTTTCGGAGAAGCAGATAATGCCGGCGTCAATCGGAAGCGCGACAACGTCAACGAAAATCTGCGATCCGTCTTCTCTTTTGAAACGTGTCGGCTGCGGGAAACGTCGCGGACAGAACTGAGGGCCAAAGATATGTTCCGCTGGAACAATCATGCACCCTTGACGATTCATCATCATTTGCTGACCAGATGGGTCAGCAGTCTGGCACGTATAGGCCACCCAAAACCCAGGCGAGCCGGCCTTCCATGCCCTGTAAAGCTCACGCATCTTGCTGGAAAGGCGGCCAGCTCCATCCTCGCCTTTGAAAAAACAGTCGGCCGGACGATAAGGAACGTTGATCTTTGGGTACGGCCATCCTCCGCCTTTCCATTCCGGCTTTCTCTCGACATCGAGAACGCCGATCGGCTTTCCATCAAGAGTAAGCCGCGCGTCGATCTTAAACTTTGCCTTATCTGTTGAAGACGTTGGTCGGTTGTTGGTTTGCAATTGCAGAAAACGGCCGTCGACATCAAAACCAGTCAAAAGACCAGAAGCGAATGTCGCGAACGCTTTGATCTCCGCGCTCTGTGGTGTCTTCAATTCATCCATGTCCATATGCGTCCTCCGTGATCGTGTCGCCTGCCATAGTCACACCCTCCCCCCACCCACCACCCGCCACTCCGTCTCGCCCCGCCTGGCGGCCGACATGACCTCCAGCCCCGTCCGCTCGACCCGCCCGAGCCGCTCGAGCCGCTTCATGCGGCGGATCACCTGCTGATCTGTCATGCTGCCGATCCGAGCCGCCAGCTCGGTCTTCCCGGCCGGCCCCGCCGCCAGTGCCCCGAGAATAAGCCGCTCGTGTTCGTCAACCGCGGCGGCTGTCATCGCCTGCCCGGCCGCGACCGAGGTCGGCGGATCGGTGCGACGGGCCGGGGCCGCGTCGAAGTCGAGGAAGTGCTGGCCTTGAAAGGTCGTCATGCCGCACCTCCTTCAAACAGTGCCACGCCCGCCCGCGATTCCTTGATCCGCTTCTCTGCCAATTCGATGTACGCCGGATTCAATTCGCACCCGATGGCGTTGCGTCCCAACTCGGCCGCCACGGCTAGCGTCGTGCCGCTCCCGGCAAACGGATCGATGACCGTGCCGCCTTCTGGGCAGCCTGCCTTGATGCACGGCTCGACAAGATCCGGCGGCATCACCGCGAAGTGAGCGCCGCTGTAAGGCTTCGTGGTGACGGTCCAGACGGAGCGGCGGTTGCGGCGGTCTGGCGAGTTGGCATCGGCCCCAGGGACTTCGTTTCCGCTTGGCTTGCGTCCCATAGACTCGGCACGGACTTTTTTTCCACGAACAATGCCAAGTTGTTTACCGCACCACGCGCCTGCCTCGCTCACCGCCTCGGCGTCGTAGTGGTAACGCTCGCTCTTGGTAAGCAGGAAAACGTATTCGTGCGCCTTCGTGCATCGGTCCCGCACGCTCTCAGGCATCGGGTTCGGCTTGTGCCAGATGATGTCCTGGCGGAGCCACCAGCCATCGGCCTGTAGGGCGAAGGCGACACGCCACGGGATGCCGACGAGGTCTTTGGCCTTAAGCCCAGGCGGCGTGTAACCGGGGCGGGCCTTCTTCCTCGCCTCACCTTCACGAACAGAAAAAGCGTTCATTGCGCCCCAGGATTCACCATCAGCCCGCCTCTGGTTGCACGGGGCATTCGGGGCGTATCCGCCGCCACCGCAGTAGCTGTCCCCAAGATTCACCCAGGCCGTCCCGTCATCTCGCAGCACCCGCCGCACCTCGCGGAACACCTCGACCATCCGGCCGACGTAGGCTTCCGGGGTGTCTTCGAGTCCGATCTGGCCTTCGTGCCCGTAGTCGCGGAGCCCCCAGTACGGCGGCGATGTCACGCAGCAGTGAATACTGCCGTCGGCAAGCGTTCGCATGCCTTCGATGCAGTCACCGGGAATGATTCGTTGCGTCGTCATGTACTCACCAGCCCTTCCGCCTCAAGCAACTGCCGGCAGCGAAAGATCAGCGCCTCCCGTGCCCCGTCCCGCTCTTCCTTGTCTTCGCCGGCACACCACCGCCGAGCCGCAGCGGCCAGGAGAACGATGTACTGATCCCGCCGCGTCTCAAACGTTTCTTCCTCGATCTCGCCGCGGCTGCAGGTCGCCGGCTGACGAAGCAGGCTCTTCTCGCCGGCCTTCTCCCGCTCGCGGTAGAGCCGCTGCTTCTCGACCATGCACTCTCGGCAGACCGACATCCGTCCGTCCCGCATGCCGCGGGCGACGTAGTAAGCCCCCGCCGGCTTGATCGTGCCGCAGCCGGCGCACGCCTTCGGCTGTTCGCCGACCGTTGTGATTCCCCCCATCGACTCCTCCGTGTGTCAAAAACCCCGGCGGCAGGCGGTTTTTTCCGTGGCCTTCCCGAGCCAGAAGCGATTCTGGTGTTGGTAAGATCCCCGCCCGCCGCCGGGTGTGTTGTTCGATCCCAATCCCACCCTGCCGCGTCGAACGGCATCCGGCCCGACTCCGAGGTGGTTGTCGTGGCAGCCTGCGGGAAATGTTCGCTGCCCCACGATCGCCGGTGATATGCGGGCAAGTTTCCGCTCGCTCGTCCGGCTCACGAGCCCATTGCGCCGCCGTGAACGGCGCGGCCAGGGCGGGCCGGGTAGACCTAAAAGGGAATGTCGTCGGTGCTGCCGGCCTCGTCGCCTCGAGCGGCGGCGACCTTCGCCGCCGGCGTCCGGGCGGCCGGCTTCTTCTCCGGTGACGCGGCGACCGCCGGCAGATAGTCGTTGACGAAGACGCGGGTCTTGCCGCTCTTCAACACGACCTGCTTCGTCGTCACCCGCAGCTCGCGGCCGACAAGCTCCGACGGATCGGCATCGGCCCAGCCGTCCGGCGTGTAGCCGAGAGCCGTCGCAAGGAGCCCGGCCTGCGCCTTGTCCTTCGCCGACGATCCGAGCGACACCCACACGAAGCCGTACGAGCCGTTCGGGGCCAGCGTGAGGTGCAGATACTCGCCGGGGTTGTTCTCGGGAAACTTGTGGACGCCTTCGCTGGCGTCCTTGATCGTCACGTTGTGCGTGCCGTCCGGCAGCATCTCGCGTTCGCCGGCCGGCGCACCGCCAGCCGTCGCCGCATCGAACCCGTCGCCAAAGTCGTGGACCCTCATCGCGTCTCCCCCGTCTGAATGTCCGGTCGAAACTCCTCACCGACTCGGACGATCCGGTCGGCGTCACCGTCAAGAATCTGTCGTGTCACCTCGAGAAACTTCCTCGGCGACATCTGCCCGTTCCTTACGAGCCCCGTCATGTCGGCGATCCTGAGAGCCTTCGCCTCTTCGGCCGCAGAGCGGTCGTGCTGACGCTTGGCCTGGAGATCACGCCGGATGCCATCCCTGAACGTCATGTCCTCACCTCCTGAAGAGCGATGTCCATCAACTCGTCACGCAGTCGGATGATCGCCATCGACACCGGCTGAGGCGTCGCAGACGACTGATACCACCGCTCGACCACATCCCGGCACAGCTCGACGATGTGCGGGGCGTGGATGCGGCAAGAAGCCTCGCCGATCTGCGGGACCAGCGGCTTGCGGCCGTACGTCTCAAGCCGCTCGCGGACTCGCTCGGCGTGCATCAACGCCTTGGCTGTTTGCTCTTCTGACATCAGCGGCCTCCCGCTCTGATCCGCACCGCCTGGGCGGTGAGCGCCGCCGCCATGACAGCCACCTTCTCCGCGGCCTCTTCGCGGGCCGCGGCCTCCGTCTCGTACCACCGCGGCGTCGAGTCAGCGGCGTAAAGGTTGCCCGCCACCTCGGCGTACAGCTTGCCGTTCACATCGACGGCCTCTGCCGTGCTCAGGTGCAGGAAGACGCCGTCGCTGCGGATCTGCTCGAAGACCGACGCTTGAAAGAGCTTCATGCCACGACTCCTTCGATCTGGGAGACACGGGCCTCGATCGCATCGTCGAGCTTCGCCCGCAGCTCGTCGGAGAGCTTGCCGTCGCTGACGGCGGTATCGGCGTCGTCGCCGATCCGGCCCAGCTCCTCAAGCGTGGTCGCCTGGGCGACGCGGTCACGCCAGCCGGGCCGGCGGGCCGGCTCGGCGAAGATCGGGGCGAGCGACTCGATCGTCATCGGGACGATCGGATCAAGGCCGTACCGATTCTTCGCGTCCCACGACGCAGACCGCTCCGTGTGGATGATCCGCTTCTTGCCGCCGACTGCCTTGACGCGGCCGTCGCTTCCGGTGGTTGTCCTCGTCTCAAACGTGCAGAACAGCAGGGCGTCGCACCATTCCTTCAAGAGCGGCGCGACTTGCTTCGACAGCTTCAACTCCCAGCGGTCGTAACCGTCTGTGATGTCCGGCGGGCTGGTGCGAACCACCTTGGAGTGAGCCACAAACACGACGTGAAGCCCAACGCCAACGAGTGCGTCGCACTGCGTCAGCAGCTTTGAGAACGCCTCGGCGACGTGCGTGTATCCCTTGCCGAACCCGAAGTCCTCGATGCTCTTCTTCCGCTGTTCCTCGCAGATGCTGTCGATGCACAGCCGCTCGGCCCAGTCGGCGGAGTCGATGACGACCGTCTTGAACTCGCTCGGCTTGCTGCCAATCTCGGCAACCGCCGACCGCAGCTCGTTCCAAGAGCCGATCGAGACGCGGGCCACATCGAGATGATGCGTTCCCTCTTCCGTATCGAGAAAAATGGGAGACGGGAACTGAGAGGCAAGCGTTGACTTACCTCCACCCTCGGTGCCGTACTTCACAACCTTCACGGGCGTGTGTCGCCGCCCTCGTTCAATCTTCAGTGCCATTCCGCTAACTCCTCTTTGCGTCCCAATCACAATGCAGCGCCTGGAACCTCTCCTGGCGTCGTCGCATCTCTTCCACCTTCTCCGGCGTCCCCGGCAAAGCCGTCGTCGCCGCCGGCTGAACCACCACCTCAATCTCTCGCCCAACCCCTTGCAGCTCGCAGATCGACTCGACGATGGTGTCGAGCAGAATCCGCGGGTCGCCGGCCAACGCCGCCTCGACGTAGCAGTCACCAGCCAGCGATCTGCCACCCGCTCGCCGAGGGTCGGCGTAGAGGTTGCCGGTGTGAGTCAGGCGGGCCTGCACCCGCCGGAGCCTCCGAAGCCACGCCACAATCCCCGGCCGCACCTCCTGGCGGATTCGCACCCGCTTCTGAACCTTCGCCTCCGGCTTGCTTCGCTTCGCCTTAGGCTTGCAGAGCCGCACGGCTGGCCTGCGTGATCCGGCCGCCGGCGTCCGCGCCGGCATCCACCGGAACGTGCGCTGAACGTGGATCACGCCTTCGCCTGCCATCTCGCCTCCGTGTTCCGCCGGCGGTTCCACCGCCGGCGGGCCTCGTCCTTGCCATCCCGCTCCGCGGGCTCCGTGCCGAAGGCGTCTTGCCCCGGCCCGTCCTGTCACTCGATCTCGATGTCGGTCGTCGGCACCTTCACGTACACCTCGGGCTCGATCTCGACGATCGTCCAGAACTCGTCGGAGTGGGCGCACGTGCCCGACCACCGCTTGCCGGCGGTGATCCCGCGGATCGCTTGACCGCGATCCGGCAGGCTCATGCCGTACAGCTCCTGCATGCCGGCGATCGCCCCGGCCGCTTCCGCATCACCTGCCATCGTTTCGCTCGACATTCGTCGTCTCCTGTTGCTCAAGCCGCCGCAGCAGCTCGGTCCTGTAAATCGCCTGATCCTGGTTCGCCAGGATCTCTAGCCGCACGCGGTCGCCTCGTATGGAATGAACGAGAACGACAACGTCATCTGCTGGGGAATCACCCGGGACGGTGATTGACTGGCCTTCTCTTCGATCGAGCCTGAGTGGCATCCCTGCTTCGCCTTTCGAGTCGCGTCGTATCGCTTCTGGTTCTCTCGCCGCTGAGCCTGCCGGTACTCACACGTCTTGCTGCTCGGCCGCATCGTGCAGCCGAGAGAAGCCATCTGCCGAAGCTCGTCGGTCCATCCCTTTTGCACCTCGCGTGCCCGCCGCCGGATCACGCTCCCAACCGGGTCTTTTGGTGTGGGAAGCCCAGTCCGCACCGACCACTCGTGCCACACCAAGTCCTCGGATTCCCGAATCACCCACGCCGTCGAACGGACGCTCAAGCCAACGCCGAAGCAGATGTCGAGAGCCGTCCGTACCTTGGCGACGCGGTCACTTCCTCCGCCGCTCCGCATGTCTCATATCCCCTAACGTGTACGCCCGTTCACTTAGATAGGATCGATCCTACCTGCGTTTGAAGACGGGTCACCCCCACATAAACACGGGCGAAATCGGCATCCTTGCCAGAGTGTCCATTAGTGTTCTTCGACGAACACTGTCTCCACCAAAAACGTCCTGGGGGTTTCAATCCCCGGACGCATGGGGGGGAATCTAGCGTTCTTCGACGAACACTGTCAAGCCACGTTTTTTCACGACTGGAAAAACGCTTGCGGGGGCACGATTCAGGCTACTTGCGGCGATTCCGCCGAGGCGCTGGATCGGATTTTCTTTCAGCCCCAAGGCTCCGCGGAAGAGATCCGCGGAGGGATGCCGCCGCCTTGGCTGACACCAGCCATTCACGGCCGATCTTCTTGCAGTCAATCGCCCCGGCTCGGCACAGCCGGGCGATGTGTGTCGGCGTGCAGCCGGCCAGCTCCGCGGCCTCGATCGTCGTCACGATGTCGTTGATGTCGATGGTCGCCACGCCGCACCTCCGCCGTGCATCCGCTTTCGCGTCTGCGTACTGTTCACTGCCGACCGATAGTTCAACGGAGAGGGCGGGATTGTACATCCGTCTACTACTGACCATGCGTCCAGTACAATCCGAAGGAACCTCCGGTCGGCACAGGACACGGCGACACGCGGAAGCGTATCGACCGATCTGCAAGGAGGCGAGGCCGTTTATCGGAGAGCCTTGCATTGAAACTCACAGAAGCACTCAGTCGGTACGTGGTGATTCAGGATCTCTCGGCGCGGTCGGAGGTGCTCTACCGGCACTCGATCGCAAAGTTTGCCGAGCACCTCGGCCACGAGCCGACGGCCGACGATCTCACGAGCATGCGGGTGGCCGAGTTCCTTCGGTGGCGGGCCACCAACACTCGAGCCGGCAAGCCGATCTCGCCCGACAGCGTAAGCAAGGATCGGTCGCAGATCCTCGCCCTCTGGCGTTGGATGCGTGAAGAGGATCTGACCGTCGGCAAGATGCCGAGACTGAAACGCCGGCCAAAGGTCGCACGGACGCCGCGGGCTTACACGTCGCACGACATCGCCCGCCTCATCGTGCAGGCTCGCAAGCGCCGCGGCCGGACCGGCGGTCTGCCGTCGGCCTGGTGGTGGTCGTCGATCTTGTACGCCCAATGGGTGTGCGGTGCCCGCATCGGCGAGTTGATGCAGCTCCGGTGGCGGAACGTCGATCTTGTCGCCGGTCGCGTGCTCTTCGAGGCTGACACGCGGAAGGGCCGGCGGGCCGACATCTCCCACGCCTTGCCGGCCGATCTGTGCCGGCAGCTCAAGGAGCACCGCGGCGGCCCCGACGATCTCGTCTGGCCGTGGGACCGTAATCCCACCAGCATCTACCCGTCGTTACGAGTCCTCTGCCGAACTGCCGGCGTGGCCTACCTTCCGTTTCACGCCGTCCGCAAGTCTTCGGCGTCGTACGTCCATGCCGGCGGCGGTGACGCCACGGCCCACCTGGGGCACCACAGCACGGAAATGACTCGGACGCACTACCTCGCCCCGGCGATCACGCAGACGCGGTCGGCCCTCGACTACCTCCCCGCCCTCGATCTCGGCGAGGAGGCAGAGTTCGTGCCGGAGGCGGAATAGCCTGTTTCCCCGCAGAAAACCGCCCCCCAAAAAATCTTTCCTCACCCCACTTGACCACAATGGACGACTGTCTATACTACACCCAGACGAGAACGACACCACCAAGGAAACGAACGATGAACGCCACCAAGCAAGCCGACCTTCTTACCAAGCTGCAAGCCTTCGCCGGCACTCTTGATATTTATCGGGCTCGGGTCGAGATCGGAACCAACGACCACAACCGAGACGTAGTCTGGCTGGTTTGGGAAGCGTACGGAATGCAGCGCGTCCGTCGCCACGCCTGCGGGCTGACAAGCCACGGCATCCGCTACATCAAGAAGTGCATGAAAGAGGTCGAGTCGAAGTTGGATTGATCCTGACCCGCCCCACCCGCCCGGCACTTCGCCGGGCGGGCCACACCATCAAGGAAAAGGAACGACACGATGACCGCGACCAAGATCACCGCAAAGTGGCAGACGATTTGCACCGTAGCAGCCGACCCGACGCTCTCCGTCGAACGGATCGAGGGGGATGCGAGGAAGGCGAAGGGCGGCGTCTGCCACTGCCAATCCCGCATGAGCGGCAAGAACGGCCTGCGTGGGCGACTCGTGAACGCCAACGGCAGCCACCGAGAAATCGGATACGCCTTTTCGCTCGACGCGGACAAGCTGCGGCATTGGGAATCGATTGCAGAGGGGCAGCGATGACCCGCATCGACCCCACCGACTACATCCGGCCGTCCACCGCGGCCACGCTCGCCGGCGTGAGCCGCGCCCTGGCCTACCGGATGGTCAAGGACGGCACGGTCCCGTCCGTCGAGATCGACGGCACCGTGTTCGTTCACCGGCGGGATGTCGCCAAGATCGTGGCAACGCCGGGCATGGGGCGGCCGAGGAAGGCGAGGGACGCATGAATCTGTATCTGCTGACGCGACGCGGCGGTATGCCTCCACACTCGTGGGACGAGTGGATCTCCGCCGTGGTTGCCGCTGAGACACCCGAGGATGCCGTAACCATTCACCCTGGCGGAAGCCCGAATTGGGCTTCAGGGGAAATGTGGGTGCCGGTTGCCGAGGTGGATGCCACGCTGATCGGCGTTGCCGTTGCGGGCACCGAACGCGGCGTCGTTCACAACTCGTACAACGCCGGTTGAAGTCCCCGCCCCCGGCGCGACGCCAGCCCGCGGGCATGTGGCTGTCAGCGGCCGGGGGCGGAGCTTTTGCGGCACCCGCACGGGCAGTTGGCTTCGCACTTCATTTCGATGCGTCCGTCCGGCTTGTAGACGCCGTTGACGCACTTCCCACCGCATGCACACGCGGCCGGTGCCGGGGGCGGCGTCGGAGCCACCTCGGGGGCGAGGCTGGCATAGGCGGCGGCGACGGCCGCGGCGGCGCGTGGGGGCTCGCGGTCGATCTCCGCTGGGTCGGCGGAAAGGCTGGCGAGGAAG